CGTACAGTTGCTTCGAACTTTTTGAGGAAAGGAATAACACCAGTATGTTGAACTTCTCCACCCCTAATTTTTGCATTGATTCCCCTAATGCGACCTGCGTTGATACCGATTCCTGCTCGTTGCGAGACATAATAACCAATAGCACTGTCAGAATTAAATATGGAGTTAAGAGTATCATCAACATCGACCAGTACACAAGAAGCAAACTGGCGAATAGGAGTCCGCACACCCGCCATAACAGGTGTAGGAATATTGATTTTAAATTGCGAAATTGCATTATAATATCTTCGAACATATTGTAATCTCGTTTCTTTAGGGTACTGTGCAAATAAAGTTGCGGCAATAAGAATATACATAAACTGTGGCGTTTCGTATACATCACCACTGCTTCTGTCTTGAACTAGATACTTGTCTACTACTTGTTGTAGACCAGCGTATGTGAAATCTAAGTCACGCTTATGATTTATCATACCATCTAGTTTTGCCCACTCATCATCATCGTAATAAGTTAGCAAATCTTTGTCATAAACATTACGGTCAATGTTATGTCTAACATGGTCTATCAATACAGGATAGTCAAACTCTTGAAATACATTTTTTCGTAGTCCATATAATAGCAAACGTGCGGCAACGTATTCATAGTTAGGATTATCTAAATCAATCAAATCTGCAGATGACTTAACTAGGATTTTCTGAATATCAGAAGTTTCAATACCATCATAGAATTGAATGCCACAATTCATTTCTACTTGTGATGAAGACACACCAGATAGACCTTCACACGCTTCTTGTGTAATCTTCTGTATCTTTCTAATGTCTAGTGATTCCGTTCTGCCGTCACTCTTTACGACACTAATTTTATCTGATACCATAACTGCTCCCTAATTTGCTAATCTAAACTGTAAAAATTCTAATTCTATTTTTGCTTTTATATTTGGTTGTTGTATTCTAACCCAAGGTGTTCCATGACTGACATAGATACGACCAGGAAATGCTGATACAATATCTTCTGGTTCAGTATCGTGATAAGTAATCATCTCACCACCCCATGTTTTATTCCAATACTTACTCATCATTACTGATACTACTAATCCATCTCCTGCATGAAATGGGTCTGGATAACTCTCATAATTCATAATCATCGTCATAGGAAAATGTACTTTAGAATAGTTGCGAAACTTAATATCTGTCTGTTTCAGATTTTCTAATACATTCTCAGAAAGTTCAGCAAGTTCTCTAGTTTCCATAGTCTTAATATCAAATGCTTCTAAATCCATTTGCGTTATAACATTATCATAAAATTCTAGATAAGGTTCTGCCCTTGTCTCATCCCATAATGTATTTTGACCTGGTTCTTGATTTCTTCTATTGCCTTTAATGGACTCGTTCATTATCAACTCCTAAATTATTAAAAACATCTTCACCTGAGGTAGCATATTCTTCATCGCCTGGTACTGTCAACTTATATGCTAGTGTGTAGCGATAGTCATGTTGATACAATCGATTGAATGAACCTGCTTTATGCAACATCCATCCATTAAAGAAAACTGCCCTACCTGATTTAGGTGAAACTGCTTGTATTACATCTTCATTGTCATCATAAAAAAGTGTTTCTCCACCATACTTCACATTGTAATCTCTATTGCAGTAGATTACACAAGTAGTATGATTACCATCAAAGTGAGGTAAACTCACTTCATCACATTTCCATGCGTTTATATACCCACGAAAAATACTATAGTCTTGCCTAGAAATAGCATTTGCTTGAGCAATAATTCGCTCATCTAAATGTTGTCTCCATGACACAGGCAAGTCTGCTATCATTCCGCTTTGAACTTTTTGACCTTTGTATATGTCAGTCTCAAAAGGGTTCCAAGGGAACGAATGTACGTCTTGTCTTAATTTAATTATTTCATCAGGTAGTAAGAAGTTATCTACTACTGATATTCGAGCATCGTCTATTCGCATTTCTTCCATTCTGTAAACCTCATCTTTGCACTTAGATTTCTATGTGTGTTGTTACTTATAATATTCATAATCTCTGATTTGCTTATTCCAGACATTATCATATCATTAATATCTTTTTCGCCAATCTTTTCTGGCCATATGACAATAGCATCATTATTGTCAATATGACGTTTCATTCTTTTAACAATCTCGGGACTTCGTGGTTCATTATCATACACGAAAACGTAGTCATTTGTAGAAGATAATTTGTCGAGACCAGATGCATCAGCACCTGCCATTGCGATACTATTATCTATAAACATGGAATCGATAGGACCCTCTAAAACGTAAACTTTTTCGGTAAAATTTACTTTATCTAGACCATATAGTTTCGGAGCATCAACATCTAGCATAATTGTAAGATACTTAGGTGTTTCTTTACCGAATGCTCTACCTTGAAACCCTACGCATTTACCTGTCTTATCATAGAAAGGTATAATAAGTCTAGGGTGGTCTTCTTTGATGTTTTGAAACGTGCCAGGTACAACTCTATTAACAAATGTACAGAATTTATTCACTAATCGTAGTTCATCCCATTGCTCTTCTGGTATCATACGCTTGTTGAGATAGTCTCGTACTGGATGCTCAGGAGATAGTCTAGAAACGGTTTTAACGGTGTCTAGGAGGGTTGTCTGCTTCATTTTAACAGATGTATACTCTACGGTATCGTGCATTGTATGCTTCGTTTCGCCGTTACTGTATCTTGCCATGATATAGCGTTTATAGGATTCTGCATCGATACGTTCTAAGAGTTTACCAAATGTAGTCGATAGACCACAGTTATGGCAACGATACAACATCATGTCTTTGACACGAAAGAAGTACCCTCTTGCTTTAGTTTTTTTCTTAGAACTATCACCACAAACAGGACAAGAGAAATTATATAGATAATCTTTCTTTTTCTTAAAGTTTCTTAGTTTGTGTGATATAGAATGAATATAATCTAAATCTGTTGTCAATTGGTTCATAATACATAATATACTCTAGTTGAAGGTGTTTGTCAAGTTAAAAAATCAATTTCCATGGTATATTTGCAAGTGCAAAACCTGCAACTCCAGCACCCCCTAATACTATCCATCTCCATTGTTCTAAACGCTGGAGACGGTCACTTACCAACTGATGATGAAGTGCTTGGTCTTCTCTTAACTTACGAATTTCATCCATAATCACTCTATGTGATTTTTCAATTTCCACTGTTACCTCGTCACGATGTTTTTCAATTCTTTCGTGTATAATCTCGACATTCTTATCAATCTGTCTGTCTTGATATTCTATTTTATTTTCTTGAACTGCCAACATCTTGTTTATTGATGACGCAACTTCAGAAAGTTTATCTATTGCCGTATCGAGTTTACCAATCACGTTGTTTAGTTGATTGATATCTTTCTTGACAAGTTCAATTTCAGTTCTGATTTCGTCTGCCATCATCTTCCTCTAAAGTTGCTATACGTTGTTCTAACATATTTATTCTATTCATCATATTAGGATATTTTTTGAGCAACTTCTCTTCGACTGTTGCTATTTTGATATCGTATCGCTTTGCCGCCCAATTATATAATCGCTCTACTTTTGCGTAGAACCAAATACCTATTCTTGTTTTCTTGAACCACTCTGCAGATGCGTCACCTACGATAGAACCTGCGATTGCTTTGAGAAGGAAGAAGTACATATACTACCAAGTTCTCTTTGCTGAACTCTTGATAGCAAATCTACCAAACATTCTTACTGCATAATATGCTGACCATTTCTTCCAAGATGCAACTAAAGGATCAGTTGCTTCCATACCTTGTAGAAATACTAGGTCTGCAATTCTTCTACACTCTGCGAAATCTTTCTTACTTGTATGAGGTCGCATTGCGTTAATCTTTTCATATAGAATATCGTGTACAACTGCTGGTCTTGCTACATCAAATGGTGCTATAGCAATCCAACAAATTCTAGGAACAGATGCTAAGTCAGTAACATATCCTAATGGAACTGTAATCTTACCAGTCTTTGTAATCTTAATATCAACACCACAATCATCTAAGTGCTTAATTTCTTCTTCAGTCAGACCTGATAAAAATGTTAAAGGTTTTTCTAAACGCCATTTCTTTGGTCGCTTAAACGCTCCAACTAGTAAATCATTCCACTTCTTCTGTGCCATCTGTTTCTCCTTCGTAGTACTCACGGTACTTTATTAGTATTTGTTTTTGTGTCACTAGATATGCTTTTATATCATTCATATTTAGTGTCAATGCTTCGTAAGTATCTGTAGTCATACCGAATAGAGCAATAGGTTTACCGCTCTTTTCTAACTCTGCAAAAATCTGTTCAGCATTATCTCTTGTGACAACAATCCATTTGACTTCTGCTAACTCTAGAGCATCTGGATCAGACAAGTTCAATTTTGGTTTTTCAATAGCAGTCTTTACTGTTTCTATCTGTTGAACTTTAGGAAACAATGAGCATCCAGTAAGTGCAACGACAAGTAAACTACTTAGTAATATCTTCGATATCATTCATCACCTTCAGTGAACCCTTGTTAATCACTCTCTCTATCAACTTGGGTTTCTCAGTTGCTAGAAAGTTTATGTCATGGTCTGCTAACTTCTTCTGTAAAGTTGCTTTTGCAGTATTCAGTTCTACGTTTAACTTCTGTAAATCTGAATTTGCTACCATTATTTCTTCGTAAGATTTCTTTTGTTCTTCTAGTACTTCTTTTTGTTCAGTGATTGCAGTTTCTAGTTTTGCTTGATTGAGTTTCAATACTTCATTGTTATGTTTTAGTTGCTTAACATAATAGACGCCTCCAGCGGCGCCTACTAGTGCTACAATGATAAGTCCAACTTTAATCTGTGCTATCATCTAACCACTCCTTCAGTGACATATTCTTTTTACCTTTTCGTAAAATTTTGCGCCACGCACCTCCACCGTTGGGATTGAACCGAATACCTTTTTGGTCTCCTGTATCTGCACATTGCAGAATAATCATTCCATCAGGATTGCGTTTTGCGAATGCATACAGTGATGCTTCAACTTCATCTTCTGTATTTAAATATTTGTTCCACCTTTCGAATTTCTTCTTACCCTTTGCAAATCTTGCAAATGTTTCGGGTGTAACTTTAAAAATCTGTGTCTTACGTTTTTTCTTTTTTACTCTAACACCTACACTAGCATCGTCACCTGTGCCTGAAACTGCTGTTCCTGTAGCATTAGCGGCGGCGTCTTCCCATGCTCTGCGTATTTGTTGTTCACATAAATTATACATTGGACGATGCTCTGCCATCTCTAACTTCTCTAGCAGTACATCATCAGTCTCAAAGAATTCTTCTTCTTTAACAATCTTCTCTCGCACTAGTAATAGAGCGGCGGCATAGTTTGCAAGTCGTGACTTAACAAACGGAACTTTCTCTAAAAGTCCACGCAATCTGAATACTAATCTGTGTAGAAGTGTGTATGCGTTACCTTGGTCGTTAGTAACAAAGTTACGCATCTTGATAAGTTGTTCACCTTTTTCATTGATGATACCAAGTTTAAATGCTTGTGTCTCTTTGTAATCGACAGTAAACAATCTAAGCATTCTTAGTGCAATAAGATTATCTACTAATTTACTTTCGTGTAACTTTTGCATTTACAAATCTCTCAGTTCTTGAACTATTCTTTGGTCCAGTTGTATATCAGTATATTCATCATCACGCATATAATTCAAGAATACAAGAAATGTTTTCAACGTAATTAACATATTATCTTCAACTTTGAAAAAGAGCATCTTCTTTGTTGCTTCAGGTCCAAATACATTATATAGAACGATTATATGATTTATAATCAATCTTGTTCTCAAACTACCAGTGTCTAGATACTTTTTGAACAATCTCTTAATATACTTAATACGTTTCAAGTCTTCTTGAAACTCATCGAGGTCCATGCAATTAGGGTTGTTATACGCCTTCATTGCATAGACCAAGAAATTTTTATTTGTCAACTCAACATCCATCATAATATACTTATAATGTAAAGTTAAATGATTTTACAATATACTTTTGTCATTCCAGTTTTGAGTGTTTCATACTCAATCTGCAGTGAAAGACCTTCGGCATAATTGTCATTATCTAATTCATCGATAGGAGTTGTTACACTCTTACCTGTAATACCACCAAATTGTTTTAGTGGCATCTTGTCAACGCCTTTGTCTTCAGTCATTGCAGGAATATCAAATGATAGTCCAATCGTTGCTAACTTACCTTGTAGTTGAAGTAAAGCACCTTTTGGATTCACATATTCTCTACAACCAATCATACCAACATGAGCATTTAGTTGTTTTAACATATCAGCATTTTTAATATCGTTCAATGCGAAGTCAGTACCATCACCAGTTGCATTCTGCGAATAACCATCTTCAGCAAGTACAGGTGACACAACTTGAGTGATAGTGTCTACAATATTTCTGCTTTCTTTCACTTCAGGTTTATCGTGTGTGTAACCCATCTTCGCCATTTTATCATGGTCTGCTTCATCTTTCGCTTCGTAACCTTTACCGGTCTTTGGATCATACATCATGTGAGGATATTCTACTGCTTCAGACTTTGCTTGTTTAATATCTGATTTTGCTTTAGCAAGACGCTGTTGGTCTGCTTTCTTCTTTTGAATTTTAGCAAGTTTTGCTTGAGCGGCATCTGCACGTCCAGAAGTTGATACTCTATTTGCAACTTTCTTTACGCCAGATACAGCGGCAGAACCCACTTTTTTGACACCTTTTGCGATAGCACCGATGATACCTTCTTCAACTTCAATCAGTTCTTTTTCTGAAAGATTATCAAGAAGATTATCAAAATCTTTGTCATTCATTTCAATGACTGTATTGACTGTGCTTTCTTCTAGGTGTTGTTTAAATGATTTCATACCACTCTCCTATTATGCTACAGTTGCGCCATTGTTTGCCAAGATTTGCCAAGACGAATTGTTAAAAATTAATGTCGTTGATTCGCCAGCGGCATCAAATGTCAACTTAGTGCCATTCGTGAAAGCGGCAGGTGTTACATCAACATCACCACCATCAACAATCATAGTAATGATTTTGATTTGACCTTGTACTCCGTTTGCAAGAGTAAGTGTATTACCACCAGTAGTTGTACCAGTTGAAGTAATGTTACTCATTGGTGAAGTTACGTTAATAGCGATTGCAGAACCAGCGGCAGTAATTGCTTCTGGTGTTGCATCGAATGCTAGAAATCCGTCAATCTTGACGTTACCAGCAATGTTCTCTAACAAGTTTTGAACTGTTAGTTTTTTGTTCGTACCACCTTGTACGACATGAAGTAAGTCAGCACTTGCGCCAGTTGATGCGGCGGTTAGTTCTGAGATTTTTTGGTCTGCCATGTTAGTCTCCTATTTTGCAGTTGTTTCACTCTATGCTTTATTACAAGACATAGACTTTTCTAGGGGGGCGCCGACTTAATGGCACCCCTATTATTAAGATGCGGTTACAGTTTGTGTTTCTGCGGCGGCACCAGTTGTTGCGAGTGCTACAGGTTGTCCACCCATTACTGCAGTTGCAGTTTGAGCAAGTCCTGTACCCGAAAGGTTAATTGCAGGTGCTACGTTATAACCAGCACCAGCGGCGTTCACTGCGAGTGAAGCGACAGCAAGTGTCAAGTTAAATGTTGCACCAGAACCAGAACCAGCGGATACTGATTGCTGACCGATACCTGTTACGCCACTTGCGATTGCAGAGTACACACCAGGTGCGGCAGGTTTAACTGTTGCAGTTAATACTGCACCACTGTTGACTGTTGCGACAGTAAGTACTGCGTTAGTACCTGTGCCGAAACCGTTTGCAATAGTGATTTCGTTACCTACTGAGTAACCCGATCCACCAGCGGCAACTGTTGCACTAAAGACTTTAGCGACAAGTGTATTTACAGTTGCTACAGTTGCAGGTGTTTCACCAACAGTCGCTACTGCGGCAGTTGGGAATGTAGTTGAACCAGCAGTTGCAGTTGCAATAGTAATAGATGCTACACTATCATTCTTCTTATCTTTAATAGTACCACTGTTCAATGTAATAGCGGCAGATGAACCACCACCGATTGTATGAACGTCATTTGTTGATACTGTTTGAGATGCTTTGCTAAATCTCAATTTGTTAGTGCCAGTGCCACTTGCGTAGTCTAGTGTATAGTTACCATCGCCATCAGTTGATTGGTTGCCGTTAGCAACTGTAATCCGAGGTGTACCTGTAACAACAACTTCTTCGTTGAATGTTACATCTACAGTGATAGTTCTTGAACCATTTACAAGAGGACCAGTCACAAAGTTCATTGCAGTCACATCTGGTACGTTCAGTTTAGAACTCAAGTTACCAATAGCGACTAGAATTTCTTCTTGTCCTTGTCCATTTTTAAATACCCAACCTTTCTCAGTTGCGTATGTATTCGTTTTTTCAGATGCAGATAACCACTTAGGTTTTGCTTCGTCTGCATCAGTTGCGCCCCATGAAGACATATTATTTCTCCTTTTAAAATTTAATCTTAGAAACCTAGTTTCTTTAGACTATTTATACTAGTTCGTGCGTTGATATGGTGTATTCCTATACCACCTTTTGCTTCCCATTGTTTAATGTTTTTGAGATAGTCATCAATCAATATGTTTTGAACACCATCTATCGTAGCGTATTTCTGCTTGTCTTCTCTAAGAACAAGATTAATACGTTGTTTCGGTATCATTAAGTATCGCTTTATCCACGACCTCTTACCGTCTCGACAATTTTTATCCCACTGAGCATATGCAGATAGAATATGAGGTTGAGAAGATTTGACATATCTGAAGAGTTCTTGACCTCCAGGTTGCCATTGTAGATTATGCCAGAAATCACCTTTATCTTCAATTTGTTGCTTAATCTTACCTTTCTCGCCTCTATTCAAGTCAGGTGATGTGAAGTCAATACCAGTCGTATCTTTGACACCTTTGATGAAGTCGCAAAGTACTCCGTCCATGTCTAAGTATATTCTTGCTTGACCTCTCGCTTCAAATTGTTTTAGTGATAATGTCATTCTATTATTCTACGTCCTCTTTTGGTTTATCTTTAATGTTGTGACTTACTTTCATAGTAGTTTCTCTGTTGCTATCAACAAACGAACACTGTAACCTATTGGTTATCTCGTGGTCGGGTGTATCTTTCAACTTTAATTCTATTATAACAGATTTATCACAAAAGTCAAGACCTAAGTCTCTAGTTTTCTTAATAAAGTTAAACCACAAATCTTCTATCTTCGGAACATCGTCCTTTTGAAATATCTTCGCCATGGTTTGTACCTGACTAGAAAATGACTTTACTAGTCAGTTTCTTTGTCTGCAGTCCAATTGGCATCGATATAGTCGTAGAATTTTTTCTTGTCACCACCTTTAAGTTCTGCTGGTGAACTAACACCGAACTTCTTTAGTGACTTCTGAAAGAATGCTTGATAATCTTTATCTTCAAACTTAATTTCTTCTCTACTTCTCGCTTCATCGACAAAACTTCCAATGTTTTTATCTCCGTTCTCAGTCAAATCAAATGGATTTGGACCAAAAACTAATCGTGCATTACTCATTGTTATTCTCCTTTTTTTCTACTTTAGTGTCTAGATAATCCGCAGAACCATCTAGTTTATCTACTGCTACTGCGACTTTATTAGTCCACCAAGTAGGTAGTTCTTCTTCTTCACCTAATTTATCTAATTCAGTTTGCATCTTTTCTAGTGCAGACATAGCAATCTTTACTTGATTTTTTGCAGATGCTACATCAGTGTGTCCGTCTTCTTTTACAAACTCTTCACTCTTACCTCTGACTTTAGCGGCAAGGTCTGCGTCTGCTTTGCCCCACGTTCCACTAGATTTAGTGACAAATGAATTAACTCTAGCAAGACCCCATTGTTGAGGATTTGTTCCTGGTCTGTGTCCGCCTTTCCAAGCGGCAACGCCTCTCTTAAATACTTGTTTCAAAATACCTAAGGGCATACCAGACTTATCTGCTTTGTTTTTTAATGCTTTTGCGTTCTCTTCAAGTCCCATTAACTTTTCGCATAATGCGTCAAGTGATGAAGCATTTATTTCTTCAAGAACTGTTCTCATGCTTTTTCTAATATCTGTCATTTCTCTTCCCAAATCTTTATTTTAAGGTCGCCTTCGCCTTTTATTACTCTGTGAAACTCCATCGCTGGTATCTGATATATCTTACCTTTTTCTAATGTCACAGGTAATTCATTATCTAATTGTAATTGCCAATCATTACCTTCTAATATAGTAATCTCTCTATAGTATTTATCCCTATGCCAAACCAAGTCTTGATGTGCTACTGTACTATAAAAAGTTCGCACATCATCAGTCTGTTCGTAGGGTTTACCAGAAGTAGTTTCCGCCACCAGATAATCCTAACTGCTTTGCAAAGTATGGCATACGACACGCCCAATATCCAGGTTTCGTTTTATCTTTCTTAGTGTCACACTTGTGTCGTGCGGCGAAAGACTTTCTTGCTTCTGGATCATTTAATTTAATCTTTAGACCTGTTGTATCACCCCATGATACTTTTTTAACATTGCCTGACTTAGGGTCTTTTACATACACATAATACTTCTTAGGTCCACCTGCTTTAGGTTTGTTTAGTTCTGGTTGTTTCTCTTCTTCCATCATAGGACAATCTAAAGGAACGTGGTTACCTTCATATAATGCGTGTGATCCTATATCGGAATCTAGTAGTTCTTTATCAAAGTAATCTAAGTTTGACCGGTCTACAGTGTTCTTCCAATCATTGAAAGTCTCGTAGTACATCTCTGAACCAACACGATACTGATTACTCTCAATCAATGCGGACTCCAACTCAATGCTTTCGCCTTGTGCTTTTACCTTGTTCATATTCTTTAATCTTAGTTGTTCTAACTTCTTGAGTTTAGGTTTTACTCTCATTGCAATACGAGCAATAAGACTTGACTTACCTTGTAGTCTCTTTTCAATCGCACCTTTTTCAGCAAAACTTAAATCTGCATAGTTACGACCTTTGGTGAATTTTTTACGCATTAAATTTCGTGCGTGACGTTGTGCTTTCTGATTTAGTTTCTCGGGACTAGATGGTCTCTTCAGAGCAATCTTTCTTGCTCTTGCAATCTTACCTTTTACTCTACGCATTGCTTGGGCACGTTTAAATCTTTGTGCTGGTGTTAGTACTTCATCTACCCATTTGTAGTTATCTTCGATTTGACCCATCTCTTCAGCATCTTTAGTTATCTGAAGTTTCATATCTTCATCATCATGGTCACCATCATTATCTAAATCAGGATATAAATCTGCAACATCTTCTAACTCATCGTATGCATCAATCATCTTTTCTAATGATGCTTCGTAATCTTCATCTTCACCATCATTGTTCTTGATTGGTGCGTCATCTACTTCTTCTAAAAATAAATCAATGTTCCACTCTTCAACTTCTTCGCTGGCGGCATCAGAGGCGATTTTTTGTGATTTACTTATTTGACGATTAAATGCATTTGTTGCAGTTTTAACACCAGCGGCAAGTGATGTGCCTTTTCTTTGTGATTTTCTTTTCTTTGCTCTAGATGCAGTATCTCCTACTGAAGACTTACCAATGAATGTCTTTAAGTTCTTTAGTTTTCTATCTGTCTTGAAATCTCTTTCATCTACAGACTGTCCAGGTGTTACTTCTTTTGTATGGTCTGCATAGTCTTTGCCTATTTCATAACTCTCACTTGCTCTCGCTATTTGGTCAGGTGTCGGTGCGCCTTTGTCACCTTTACTTCTCATCTTTTCGCCAGAACCTTGTTTAATTCTTTCTTTTTTCTTTCTGATGTTATCCCACAATCCTTCGTCTTTGCGTTTACCATCTTCATCGTATTTACCAGACTTCTTCTTAGCGATTGCAATCGCCGCTTGTTGTGCTGGTGATACTGCTTCTTTCTTCGCCATCTTCGTAAGAGTAGCATAATAGATAGATGGACCTTCTTCTTCGCCATATCTGTCGATGAAGTCTTGTTGGTCTACATCTTTCTCTAATTTCTTTAGTTTATCTTTTTCTGCTGAAGTAAGTTTTCTTTCTAAGATTTCTTGTCTATCAATAAAACTTTTAAGTGTAAGTCCACGTTCTTTTTCAACTTGTTTGTTCAGTTTGTCAAGTATCTCTTTTGCATTCGATCCATCGAAACCTTGAGCGGTATAATCAGCATCAGGATCACCAGCAACAAAGTCATCTGGATTCTTTGACTTTTCAGCATCTACCATACCAGGATAATGATTGAGGTCTTCTACGCTAACTGATTTACTATCAGACCTAGAGTGTTCGTCTTCTGTTGTTCGTACTTCTCCAAACATTTGCTTGAATTTTTTCGTGTGCTTTGAAGGTTTTGTCTTTGCAGTTGCATCACCAGGTGCTGGTTCGTAAGCGGAGGGGTCATTGTCAGATTTCTTTGCGCCCTTTTTAAAGTGTGCATCACGTTTGTCTTTTGTTCCTTTTCCGAGTCCTTTGTAATATTTTGCAGGTTGGGTACCTTCTTTATCTTTAACGTCTTTGTCTTGTCTGACTTCACTGATGTCCCCAATGTCGGATAACCACTTGGTATATACATTGCCATCTTCTCCTTCACAGTATACAAAATTTGGTCCATGTTCAATAATCTTATATTGTTTCTTCTCGTTCAAATCGAATACTTGGTCGCCTATTTGAAATACGTTACCTAATAGATAATCTTCACGAACATTGTCGATTGGTTCAAACTCTTCTCTATCAAGTTTTGGCATAACTTTGCGAACTGCGTTGAATATTGATTTTACATCTCTATCTGATAAAGTCTGTGGTGAATACTTTGCAAAACTCTCATAGTCATTTCTTGCGGCGTATTCACGCATCTTTGTACCTGATGCACCACTATCATCTGTAGCATCTGCATCTCTCTCACCAGACGATACAACTTTGATAGTGTCGAAATTATATTCTCCGTGTCTACCTGATTTACCATTGTACTTGTCTAGTAGAGTTTGAAACTCTTGAATTCTGTCACTTCCTGCTACCATAACAAGGTTCTTATACTTACCTTGTGCATATAGCATTGAAGCAATGTGTAGTGCAGTAGGTGTCTGTTTCGAGGAGATTTTGACGTTAGACTTAGGAAATGCTTTCGCAAGTACCTTCTGCTTTAACTTTGGATTTAAGGGGTTTTTCTTATTGTCGAAAGAGTGACTACCAAACACGAAATGGTCTTTCGCATTCTTACCTTCTGCTTCGACTTTCTTAAACAACTTAGCATGACCTGTAGTTGGTGGATTAAATCGACCAAATGCAAATACTACTGTATCGTCTTTTGCTTCTTGTAACCTTTTAGAAAGGTCTGTAAATTTTAAACTCATTTGCTCACCCAATTTTTAGCGGCGGTGAAGTTCGCACGACTGAATTCTAGTCGGTTTACGAGTTTCACTGCGTTGCCTTTTATTCTATCAACTGCTACAAACCCCTCAGGTTCGGTAGTCTTTAATCCATCATCTGTTCGCAAGAAAGTTCCTATAGATTTAACTTTAGACAACTTCTGCACTAGCACATTTTTTGCTTCCATAATATTGACGTATAGTTCTGATACTGATACTAAGTCAGATTTAGCACTATCAATCTTATTTATACCATCTTTAAGTATCTCACGATACTTTTCTTTAGATGCTTCTGTTTTTTTACTATCAATCTCTTTATCCATCTTAGTTTGCCAATAAGTTCTAAACTCATTAACAACTGTAGTAGCATCAGGAAAATCACCTTCACTTCTAAAGTAAGTGTTTAGATGCGTTTTATAATTAGTCCAGACAGAGAAACGGTTCTTTTCATCAAAGTCTACACTCATCTTATTCAGATAAGACTTGTTTGATTTCGATAACTTCTCAATTTGACTGATATAACCATTAAGTTTATCAGTTTCTTTTGTAGTCATTGTTACTGAACCAGATACATCTTTATATGATGCATCATCAAACCAAATCGACTTACTCTTTCTAAACTTAGAAATATTTATATTAAAAGATGCTTTCATATCTTCTAATTTCTTACCAGTGTATGTCGTATGAAAGATAATACCCATGTTAGTTTTCTTGATAAACTTACCAAATGGACCATCTTCTGGTACTGCATATACGATTGTGTTAGGTTGAAATGTAATATATTTCTCACCTTCATGCGACATTGATTTCAAGTCGCTTTTAGTATACATCATGTCGCCTTGAATGACGCCTTTGATACCTAACTTTGATAGTTCTTTTAGTGCAACTTCTAACTTTTCTACAAGACCGCCAGTATGATTTTTACGAATGTCTGCATTTGTTTTATTTAACTTTGGACTCTTGTTAAACACAGACTTTGTTGCAACAAAGAATTTCTTATCTTCAGGATCAATCCCACAGAATATAGCAGGTGCGCCATCCCATTTAGTTGTAATGTTTGTTGAACTACGAGAAGAACCTTGTAGCATTTCGCCTACAGATTTCAAAAACTCAATAGCATTAACTGCACCATCATAACCATCTGTGATAATAGTTTCTTCGATGTGCGTCAAATGCGTATTGCGATTTTCTTCTAGTTCTACTTGTTGTTTAAAATTTAACATTCTCTACCTTAGTGTCGTTTTATTTAGACCTGATTTAGAGGTATAGTCCATCAGAAAGTGAGAAGGCTATACACCTGATTGTTTGTTTCTTATATTTAGTTTAAATTCAAAGAACGAATTTCCGAACCTCATATCTAGACGTTTTGCTAGTCCATTACGACCAGCATATGTTAATTCGATTGCTCCTGCGATTGTTGACATTCTATCAACCATTGCCGGGTCCATGTACCAGAAGTCTAACGACCCATTCTCTTTACCATGAACCATATAATAATTAGAACCCATAGCAGTTGCTAACAATGCTTTGAGTTGTTGTCTGTCTGCAGTTTTTGATACATCTACCACGTTTGGTGTCACTGCAGGTTTACCTTTACCAAAAGCATTGAAGATATTACAGAACGATGGATTATCAATACCTAATGCTTTAAGTAATGCAACACCCATAGGATTTGTTACTGTGCCACTCTCTACTTCTGCTTTAGGAAATGCTTTACCAGCACCAGCAACACCTGTATTAACAAATGTCAGTGTGCCTCCAAACTTGAGTGATAAGTGAGATTTCTGACCATTCGCATGAGTGATATCTACGTCTGTAAGTTTTGCACCATGCTCTTGATGTCTTGCAGGTAACACTACAATCTTACCACCAGCATAACCAAATGGTCTACTTTGATTTTGACCACCGAGTTGTTCTACACTAACTGCAGGTGAACCCATATTTTTTGATGTTACTTCTATAATATGTTTAGCGGCGTTAGTAAAAGAACCATCTACTTTTTCACCTCTAAGCATTTCGGCAATACGATTAGTTAAGTCTCTTTCAAACTTTAGACCTTTATTTTCTTTTGAACCACCTGCTGGTTGACCACCAAACTCTTCTGACTTTTCTACTTTACTTAAAGGGATTGTAACTGTGCGAGGATTACCAGCGTAAGTACCAACGATATCTACAGAGTTGTTTCTACCTTGACCTTTCATTGCAAGTATTTTGTTTGCAAGGTCTTGTGTATAATTCTTATTTTTGTATTGATTGCTTACAACATACTTTTCGCCATTCAAGACGATAGCAGTAGCATTCATTAATCCGTTGTCGGTCATAAAGTTTGGTGTGTTACCACCAACTTCAAATATCTTATCGACAAGTAACTCTGCACGATACTCTTTACTGTCTCTAGTGATTTCGTTTATACTAAGATTTGCCATTAGAATATATCGTTCTTCCAACAATCTTTCGCAAGAGATGCTTGTAATTCATATGCTTCTTTCTCCCACGGAAGTTCGTAATAATTCGTGCCAGGCATAACAGTTTTGTTTTTCCAACGTGCAACTGCAACACCATTCCAATCGTCCATTTCATTACGGACATACTGTTTAACGTGTACCATTTCGTGGCACAACGTCATTACAAAATCTTTGATAGATAAATCTTTTGATACTTCTATCTCATACTCTCTTCGATTGTCTTGCATCATACAATAACCCACTGCGTTTTCTTCGTTCATCTTTTTCAGTTGAACTTCTATTTCGATATTACGCAATCGAGGCATCAATTTTTTTATCATATAAAAGACAACATTCTCTGCGATTTTACGCTGAGTTTTATTGCCTCCTATGACTTCTACAATATGCATTTCAACCTCTTCTCTAATCATGCTTACAGTATAGCAAAGTTTACCACACCTGTCAAGCACTTTTTAATAAAAAAAGTAGTTTTCTTACAAGTATTTATGAATTATTTGAAATTAGGAACTTCATACCCATGAAAGAATTTGGGTATTTGCCAGTCTGCAAACCCACATCCACTATTCAATCGTGCTATGGTCTCTTCAGACTTATGCTTGTCGCTTTGTAAATAGATAGTATCTTTGAACTTCTTATCATATGCAGTCCAAATATTTACTGTTCCGTCAAATACAAGACTAAATCTTGAATGACGAGAAGTCTTTGTACTTTTTCTCATTGCGGTTCTCCTTGAGTTTATCAAATCCATGCTCTTCTACTACTTCGACTTTCTCTGGTGCTTTCTGTTTCATATTCTCTACTAAGTCTTCTTGTGCAGAATCCTCTACATCGTACAACTGCATCTTTGCTCTATCGATACCAAGTACAAATCTCTTATACTTCGTAGGATCATTATATCGATTTTTTAACTGCTTCACTAGAATTTGATTATGTTGTTCTAGTTCTTCATTCGATATAAGTGCAAA